GTCTTCCCATAATATAAATATTTTGGTTTTTAGTAAAATTCAAACTTTTATTATCAATTTTTAATTGATGTGTTGTTCCCACCCTTCTTCAGCAAATTCATAAATGTAATTAGGGTCAATACCAACACGATTCCAAAAATCCAATTCTTCGGTGGTTATAGTTAATAAATCATCTAAATCATCTTGGTCTTCAGGGTTAAATGGTTTACCATTAATTAATTTACACTGGTCTGTTGTATAGAAACTTCTATCTTCAGGATCCTTAACTAATAATGTATCTCTAACCTCATCATCAAAAACAATCAATAATGGCTCAACTCGTTTGTTAAAAGTTGTAATTGCTCTTTGGATATTATATTCACCCAACATTTCAGGATTATTTTCTAAATCGGAGGGTTCAATACGATAACAATTTAATTGAACAACTGACCCAACAATGTCGGAAAATGCTTTTTGATATGCACCCTCTGTTGGTATACCTGTGTTTGCCTCTTTATTTGGTGAATCACTTCTTACCCAGTTATCATCAGACCAAGATTGTTCCCATCCGTTTTTAAGTAGGAATTTTACTTTTTCCTTATGACTTTCATTAGTTTGGAAAAATATATCTAATTGTTCTTGAGTCCAACCCTTCTTTGGTTTATTAACTTTCTGAACATCACCATGAGACGCCTTTGTTCCGTTATTCACATAAAGAATCGTATCACCAAGATTTGATTGAATACCATCTCTAATAACAAGTTCCATATGTGCTTGTCTAGACATCAATGACCCCGCCTTAGTGGTTTGTTTACTACGTTTAATGTAATCCTCAACACTTAATTTAACCCTTGATTTAGATGCTATTTCAGCCAATGGTACCCTTTGGTCAAATATTTTTTGGATGTACTCATAGTACCACTCAATAAATTCTTTTCCCTCACCTCTAAGTAATTGTTTAACTCCCTTATCCAAAAATTTCTCAATGTACTTTGGCATTTTTTTGGACTTAATACTGTTACCCGTTAGTTTAACTTTACCATTGTGCTCAATTGTTGCGTAATTCTTACGAGCTAAGTTAATACAAGAATCCCAAGTCCCATCACAATCTAAAAACATCTCCCCTTTCATAAAAATATCGTTAAACTCTGCAACATCAGCATCATAACCGGTATATGTTTTACCTTTCACTATTAAAGAGTTATTTCCTTTACCAATATAAACACGTCCATCAACACCACCTTCCGGTAATGAAAAATTTACACCATCAGTATCTAATACTGATGCGGTGTAACCTCGTTTTGTAAAAAATTTAACCATCTGTCTGAGGTATTGTCTACCAGTACAGGTAATCTGTTCCCCCATATCAATATCTCCCCACGGAAATACCTGTGGTGCCGATAACGATCCAAAGAATGCGTTAATAAATATCTTAATTGGTAATTGTTTTCTATCGTATGACAAAGATTTCTTTTTATCAATACCTTTATACTCGGACGCCAAATTCTTATACATAATACGAGAGTTACGGAAAAACGTTAACAATCCTTTCATTGCTCCTGTTATATCACACTCAGGGAACACGTCGTGAACTAACTGAATGGATGGGTATAGTGAAGAGTAGTCAAGTTTTAAAACGTCCTTAGAGTATCCTACTTTTAATAATCTTGATAGACCACCAACAAAATTTCTCCGTTCTTTTTTCTCTGGAATGGCTAACCCATGTTTATATGACCAAGCAAGCATTACCATCTTCCAAAGAGTTGCCGTTCCCATTGTTGAAACTCTTTCATAGGTTGTTGGAACTAAAGAAGCTAATAGGAAAGTTCCTTGATTAAATTCGTCATCCACTATCAAGGTTTCCTCAAGGTCATCATCGAGATAACGCTCAACTATGTTGTCCCCAGTTGTTTTTATATAAATGTCTCCTCGTCTAAAACAAACATCATCAACTTTAGAGTCAACACCAACTTTTTTATATTTACCATTTTCAATGTTTAACCAATACTCATCTTTTTCGGCATACATAGGACCAATCTTTGTATGGTCAATATATATACGGTCTTTAGCTTCACCATCAATAAATTTGGTGATGTACTTTAGTCCTGCCTCTTTAATATTTGAATTGATTGCTTGTGATCTACGAACTGAGTGAATAATATCAATTACATTATATCCCCACAACTGAACCTGGTTAAATTTCTCAACCTCATTTGCCAGTTTTAACATTGATTCCTTTTGGGATATTGTTCTTTTTGGGTTAAGGGACTTTGCTATTTTTTTAATATCAAGATTTAAAGCCTTACATCTTTCAAAAATCCAAAACCAGTCAAAATTTGCAGAATTGTATCCTGAAATAATTGATGGTTTAAGTTCGTCTATTGTTCTGAAGAACTCAACAAGACCTCTTCTTTCATCATCTTCATCTTTACATTCAATAACTTTTAGGAATCCTTTATTGGTTTTCATTCCAATCATAAAAATACGACCGTCTTTTGGTTCTAATGAGGTCGTCTCAAGGTCAAATCCGAATCTGGTAATGTCGTTATATTCCTCAAACCCTTTAAACAATCTTTTTTCTTTTGAGATGAGGTATTGTTCTACAGGAGGTAACATTAGAAATCTATCTCTAACTTTTTCTGCCCACGGATCAATACCCCCATCACGGAAAAACTGGGTTAAGGACCTATAACCTTTCATTGACTTAACCATAAATGTTAGACCGTTTTCTAATCTTTCATTACCGTCAGTTCGTAATTTATCTATTACAATTCCATATTTGGACATTGCTTCTTTTTGTAATGCTTTGGATCCTTGATAAAAATTTAATCCTTTTAAATCACCGACCCAAGCAAACGCAATTAAACTATCTCTAACGATAGATTTTCCTTTTCCAGGTATTTCTTTGATTTTATAAATGTGGTCTGACACGTAGTCAAACTCAATAGCAACGATGTGCTCTTCCGAATCATTCCCTTCTAGAAATGATTTAATTTCTTCTTGTGATATCATAAATATATTTTTTAAGTTGGTTTATTTGCTACCGAATAATATCAGCATTTACCTTACCTGTATAAATATATTTAATCAACCTAACTTAGTCAAATGGATTGACTTAATTATGCCGAATAAAGTTCTGTTAACCTTTCAGAAACATTAGCACTTGTCCAGTCACCAATAGTATCGTACGCAACACCTTCCCATAAAACAACAGGATTGTTAACTTCTTTAATAAAGGCAACAACTTTCTTTTTTTCAGGAAAATCAACCAACCTTTTAACCGTTAACTCATTGTAAGTTTTTGTTTGTTGTTCCGTAACAACAATTGTTTTAGGATTTGTAATTTCTACTTTCATCTTTTTGTTTTTTATATAAATATGTTATTTATTTTTATTTTGAAAAAATTTCTCAATTCTTTTACTTAATCTAACTCTTGGGTCATTTTTATCCCTATTTAAAATTTCATAAGGTAATAAGAATCCAAAACTTAAAAACACTCTTCTTGAGTTAAATTCATTTGTCCAATGTTTGTATAACGAAGCCTCAAAACAATATAAATCTTTTTGTGATATAATTGGTGATGAGTCGTCTATAAAAATTTTATAATCTTCTGATAATACACTAATGTTACACTTATAATTTATGTAACCATCAATAGAAGCGTCATAGTGAGGTTGTATCTTACCACCCTTATTCATATCAACCGCTTGTATAAAGATATTATCAAGGGGTAGATTATTCTCTTCAGATATTCTTTTAAAAATAGTTTTGATAATTTGGGGTATCTCTTGTTTTGAAACTTTAGAAACTGATTGAAAATTTGTAATGTAGTTAGTTAATTCCGTTTTGGAAATGTCAATAATACAAGATTTTCCCTTCAGTGTTTTTGAGATTTCACTTAAGTGGTAATTAGGATCCCCGTCTTCTGGGTTTAATGAATCCACCCAATCAACAATTAGATTAACTTCATCATCACTGATGAAATTTTTTACTATCTTATGATTTTCAGATTCCATTTATTAAGAAATTCTTTTGGACCAATTTCTAATTCCATAATAGATAAGTTTTTCTTTGCGTAAATAGAGTTCATTTTTTCCTCAGATCCTGCCATTGTACAAAACCAATGTGTTGCAGGTTCTTCTCCTGTTGATGAACAAGGTATTTTCATAACATTTTTATTTACCCAAACTTCTCTTACTTGTTCTACCTTATCGTTTTCTGTTAAAATACAAATTCTCATATTATTTATTTTTTAATTTATTTAGTCAATTGGTAATCCTGATTTATAATCAACAGTTATATCACTCCACCCTATACCAAATTCGTATTTCATAACTTTATCAACAACAACGTATGACTCAAATTGTGTTGTACCGGAACTAACATCACTATTAATAAAAATACCACTTAAAAAATACACATCATTTGTGGTATTAGCGCTTACTTGACTTGGTAAATTTGCAATAATATAATCATAAGCAGAATCCCTGATAGTTTCTGTGGCAAATATCATTTGTTTATTATATATCTCTTCAGTAGTTCCTGTGAATCCACTTAAAGTCGATTTAAACGGCCATAAAATATCAGTCAATTTCCAAAAAGAATAATTTTCATTATTAAAAGGTGGATTGTCTTGACTTGGAGGTGCGATTAAAAAATCCACGACTTGGCTAATCGCTCCCGCAACCGCTCCACAGGTATTATCAGTTAAACTATTTGCTTTACCTCTTCTTAACATTCTACCTGAACGACCATCTTCAGTAACACCAATGTGTGGAGTACTTGTTACAAACAAGGTTCCACCAAGAGTTGTTGCTACGTGACTTGCAAATGCCCCAAATCCAACACTACCAACAAACGGATAACCTGCCAATCCACCGGACATAAACGGACCTAAAAATGAATTAATACTTGTTGGCCATCCACCGATATTTCCTGGTAAATATGCCGCATCAACATCATCAGAACAAATACCTTCCGCTAAAACAATGTCAGTTGATGGTATTCCTTCATCTGTAATATATTGTGTTGTGTATGTCCCCCATACTTCAGATAATACCGCTCCTGAGAATGGTTGATATCCTCCATCAACAGTAACAGTTCTTACCGTTTGAGTATATGCACTCTGACCTGTTAATGGTGCTGGTACAATTATTTCATATGTTCTATCATATAAAGGAACCTCTAATTCGTATGTCCCATAAGGATAAACCGAAATATTATTAAATGGTATTACTTCGGTACCTAAATTAATGGTTCCACCAGTTGTGGGTAAAAAAGTAACGTTTGCCGTTAGTCCTGATAAATTTGTGCTTGTTATTCTAATTCCTTGTATCATTTTTTTTGTTTTTTTATTTTTTATTTATTTATAATATTAATCCGAAATTCAAATCATTTTCTGGTATGTCTAACACATTTAATCCACCTAAACAAGGTGCTTCAGTTAATGTTTCTATTGTTAGAACATCTAATTCATCGTAATATGATAATCTATCATCACCATTTTTATTTTTGAATACATTAACTGTTGTTATATCATATAACATACCTGTACTTAAACAAACACCATTAACTGCGGTATTAACAATATTCCATTGGAAATAATCCCCAACTGTATTCTCGGTAAAGTTATCAGGTATCGTATTATTGTAGAAGTATTCACCAATAGTATTATCATTAAAATTATTCCCAATTCTATTCCCCTGATAAGATACCCCACCAAAACCAAATCCGTCTTGTACCTCATTATTGTTGAAATCGGTACCTATTGTGTTGTATCGAAATGAACCATAACAATTATTAAACTGAAAATAATCCCCAATATTGTTAAATGTTGTGGTACCACTAAAAGTATTAGGCGAACACCCATATCCTATATTATTATATCCAAACTCCTCAAATATATAATTACCCTTAAAATCTGTTTTAATTTGGTTACTCCAAAAATTCCCTTGAATATCATTTCCTTTAAAGTTATTCATTATTTGGTTGTTCTCAAAAAGAAGACCTAAATTATCAACTCCACCAATTGTGTTTAGGTTGAAATCATTTAATATTGAATTTTTTCTAAACTCCCAATATATGGTATTATTATTAAAATCATTTAATATTGAATTTTTTCTAAACTCCCAATATATGGTATTATTATTAAAATTATTTAAAATGTTGTTGTATTGAAAATTAACTTTAATTATATTATCTTCAAAGTTGCTTCCAACTCTATTAGTCCTAAAATTATCTACCCCAATAGTTAAATTGGTTCCAATAGTATTATTTTGAAAAACGTGTTCAATATTATTTTCGTAAAATTGTGAATATACCGTATTACCATTATATCCGTTACCAATTAAATTACGATTATAAGTTGAATAACTTTCATTGTTATTATATCCATTACCAATATCATTATTATAGAAGTCACCATAAATTTCATTATTATTAAAGTAATTTCCTATTTCATTATTTTGAAAGTCACTATTAGTCCAAACATTATTGTTAAAGTCGTTCCCAATATTATTTCTATAAAAAGAACCACCAAGTAAAATATTAAAATCAAAATCACTACCAATTCTATTATTATTAAAATTAGAGGTGATATAGTTGTTATTAAAGTTTTCCCCAATTATATTACCGTCAAAATCATCATTTGTTGAGTTGTTATAAAACCTATCACCTATTTGATTATTATCACAATCATCGTTAAATGTGTTATTATAAGAACCATTACCAATGGTATTGTTTACGATTGGGCCGTCAAGAAAAACATTGTTCGCCAAAAGAAAATCTCCAGTGCCTTGTTTGATAAATAAATTAGCTTGGTTACCAATATAGTTGTTAAGTGCATCACTATTATCAATAACATAACCAAATGTTGTGTATTCAAAAACTTCATCCTGTCTTACATTTGGTTGGTAATAACTCATTATACCATCATTACTCCCAAAATAATAAGGAGAATCAGTTGTTTCACTTATTGTAACCCCTGATATGATGGCCAAAGAATCACTCTCAACAGAAAGAATTTCAAAAAACAAAGGATTTAAATTTTTTATTGAGACAATAGACCCCGACCCAAAATTTGAATTAAATGTTGTTCCGGTATTACCATATAATACTCCTGTAGTTCCTGTTAAACCACTTATACCTACAAGACCACTGTATGGTTGGTCTTCTTCATATGAATAACCAATATATCTTTTAAATAAAATATTTCTGTTATCATAATCAGTTCTATTATTAAAGTTATCAATTCTTTCAGTGATTCTACCTTTTGCAGGACTACTCGTGATTTCAGTGGTATTCCAAGTTATGTCGTATGTTATTTTATCATTAGTGTATAATGTAGAATATACGGTAGATGAAAACCCTGTCGTTGATATTGCCAATAATAATATAGGCTCTGTTGTTCCTGTTTTATAGTTACCAGTAAAGATGGAGTTTTTAAAATTATCGTAGTTTGGTTGATCATAACAACTTTGAAAGTCAGTCATCAGATAAAATCTGCCTGGGGTTAATGTTTCGCCCGTAATGTTATTTACAAGTTCTGAGTAAGTTGTTTCTATAACTCCACCACCATTTCCGGTAATTGCCGAGAAATCAATATGATATGTGGAACCGCTTAATTCTACGGGTATTAAAGTATTTGGTGTTGGTGTTTCCAAATATGTTAATTCACCGATTGTTTTTCCTGTTAATGCCATAATCTTTTTATTTTATAAATATCTTTTAATTTTAGTTTATTATTGGTATTTTAAATATTCTTCATTGCCAATAGAAATATATTCATTATTATTAGTAATAATTGCGTTATTTAAAATATCTGGACTTGTCGTTGGGGTTGGGGTAGGTGTCTGAGTTGGGGTTGGGGTAGGTGTTGGTGTCTGTGTTGGGGTTGGTGTTGGTGTCTGTGTTGGGGTTGGGGTAGGTGTCTGTGGGTAATATTCAATTATCTCCCACTCTAAATTACCAGGAACAACAAATATACTTCCAAATTGG